CAACTAATTTTGAATACATGGGAACAGGCGGTTCAAAATACGGAGACATGAGTTATGAGTCTGCTTATAAACAACATAATAATGATATAAAATCACAAACTATACACAATAGACCAAATCAAGGTGGTACACAATTATTTAATCAGCAAATGAATGTAAATTGTTATAAACAAGATACAAATCGTTATGATTGTCGTGTCAATCCGGCTATTTCAGTTACACCATCACCACCTTCGGTGCATACGTATGGAAAGATAAACGTTCCTCAATACTATAACGAATGTAACGGTTGTGATAGAATCGAGCCAGATTTATTGAATGCTTTCCGTAATAATCCTTACACACATAGTTTGACGACTTCGGTATAATTTGTATTGTAAAAATAGTCAAACTTACTGAGTATTTTATTATACGTAATAATAAAATATAAAAACACTTTGATAATAGTAAATACATGTTAAATATTCATAATTCTATCAAAGAAAAATTAGATTACTTTCATGATATACGCAAAATACCTAATATTTTGTTTCATGGGCCATCGGGAAGCGGAAAACATACGATTGTAAATAATTTTATAAACAAAATATACAATAACGACAAAGAGAAAGTGAATGAATTTGTCATGGATGTCAACTGCGCTCATGGAAAAGGAATTAAATTTATAAGAGAAGAACTTAAATTTTTCGCAAAAACACATATAAACTCAAACGGCGGAGATATTTTCAAAAGTGTCATCTTGTTAAATGCAGACAAATTAACTATAGACGCACAATCTGCACTACGTAGATGTATTGAATTATTCAGTTATAATACACGGTTTTTTATTATTGTAGAAAATAAATATAAATTGTTAAAACCGATTCTCTCTAGATTTTGTGAAATATATATATCTGAACCTATTGTAGATGGTGTACAAATAAATTTACATAAATTTAACATAGAAAATACATATCATTTAAACAATTATAAAATTATTAAATTAAATAAATTAAAAAAGGAACTACATGTAATTTCAAAACACACCTTTTTAAACACAAATGAAATATTTGATATGGCATCTAAATTATATGAAAAGGGATATTCGGGATTGGATATTATACACTTATTAGAAAATGAATCTTTTTTAAGTAAGCAGATAAGTATTGACAGACGGTATGAATTATTGTTTGCCTTTAATAAATTTCGTAAAGAATTTAGAAACGAGAAAATATTATTGTTTGCAATTATTCATTTTTTATTTATTGATACAAAAACACATTTAGAGAATTTTTCTTTTATGTAAATTTTTGTTATGAAATATACGATTATTAGATTAGTTTAAAAAATGATAATTTAAAATGTTTATTAATTATGGATGATTTTTCTTCGGCTACTCTACTTGAATCGCGTAATGAATGGGCATCTAGATTGATTAATATGTTAACACCCGTTATTATTGATGGATTCCGTTCCATTTTTGAAGAAGCATTAAAGCTATGTAATGAAAATAATGAAATGGATAAATATCTTATGACGTTTCAAAATTTTATTACCAGAATTCCCAAATGGAACGCAACGATTATAGAAACAGAAAAAAAACGTATTTGTGATAAAACCGGATGCACTTATTTAGAAGATTTGATTACATGTGTTCATATTATTCAATTAAAAATTTTGACTGCTATGCGTGTTGGACAAAAACCCAAAAAAATAGATATTCAAATCCCGAAACTGGATGATTTTATTCATAAATCGTATATTAATGTAGCTAGAAAATTATACAAGAACGTATATTTGTTTGAGAGAAACATTATGCCGTTGCAAGTTCAAAAGCATAACAGAGAATTAGAATTAATCGTGCAAGAATCTATTTTAACTACTATACGTGAAAACATCCCGATTGAAGGTATTTTAAAAGCATATATGGAGGAGAGCGTAGAAGAAGATATTACCGAAGAAGTAAAAGAACAATATATTGAAGAAGCCAAACCAGTTGAAAATCCCAATAATGAGAATAACACAACGATTTCAAGTGTGAGTGAATCGAAAAAGGAGTTAGAAACCGTAAGTAAATTGAAATTTGATGATATTGATTATGTTCGTGATGAGAATAATAATGATATTAACGTAGAGGCACCAAAGTCCATACAACGTTTAGAAGAAATTAGTGAAATTAGAGCTACTCAAAGAAGATTGGAAGATGATAGTGAACGATTAAATATAAGTGATCAATCTGTCGAGTTGAATGCGACAGATTTTCAAAATATCGAGCCAGAGATTTCTTTATTGCCAGAATTATTGATTGATAATATAGAAATTTTAGATTAGAATCGCTTTGCGTAAAATAATAAATAAGAATCTAGCTTATTATTTTAATGGATAATATTTTTGTTATTGCTGCCATAATATCAGTCATCTTTTTTTTGGCTAAATTTCTAGAAATGCGAGTTGTAGATAAAGAAAGCAAACCTTTGAAGTTGCTTGTTCGCGACTCATTATTGGTTTATTTTAGTGTTATTGCGGGTTATTTTATATTGGAACAAATAAAACCAGCGATTCAAAGTGGAGAAACACAAGTTGTTTTCACAGACAATCCGGAGTTTTAGAAAGGTTGAATGTGTATAATTCTAGAATTTTTTTTACTCTTTCGGAGTATTTATTTTTCGGTATAAAATTATCAGTTTCGTTATGTTTCGTATGTAAATCTCTTTCAAAACTTCTAAAAATTCCATCGCTATCCGTGGGGCGTTTTATTTTTCTTTGTATGTAAGTTTCTTCTGACTGTGCATAATAATGAGCAATAAATGCAGAAGATTTATTAAAATGAATATCTATAATATTAAAGGCAAGATTCCCCCTCATTAATTTTCCGTTTAGTGCAAACATACGATATGGATTTACCATATTATAATAATGAGGATTTGTTGCATTTATTACGGCAAATGGTCTTACGAATGTTTTTACATGATGATTTAATTTTAAATCAGATTTTGTATATTTTTCTAAAATTAACCCATTCGGTTTTTTTTTATGATAATTTGTTCCAAACATTAGCCAATTGATGGCTAGAGAATCTGCAAAAAAATAACGATTCAACATTTCTTTTACCCCTTTAAAATAGTTTAAAATTAAAAATTCATCAGCATCCAAATAGATAAACCAATCTACATTTAATAAAGATGCAATTTTTGCTGCTTTGTTCATTAAATGTATTTTAGGAGAAAAATTAATTTCACATCTTTCTACAATAACGCGTTTACCAAAACTCTTTAATTCTTCTTTTAACGGTTTTACTGATTTATGGTCAAAAATATATATTAAATTAAATCCTATTGACAAATGATGGATTATCCATTCTTTAATATTTTCTTCATCCCTTGCGTTTGTGAAAAGTATAACTTTTTTTACAGGCGTTCTTAAATTCTGATTTATTTGAAAAGGTGCATATTTTTTCAAAGGTTTTTTCATAAATTGAAACATATAATATAATTACATTTAATATTATATGTTAATTATGTTTACTTGATATTTTTACCTTCCAGTCCAAACTTTTATTATAGGTCTGTTTAATCTTCTCCTTCTTCTATCTCTTATATAGGATTCATATGTATAACCAAAATTACAATAATTAAAAATACATCCCAATAACGAATTATTTTTACAAGATGGTTCTTCTATTGAAAAAATAACACCAAAAATTCTCTCTAGACCTTCTCTATCGTTTCTGTTTGTTACTTTATATAATAAATTAAAAATATTATATTTTCTTTCTATCTTTTCTAAAAAACTAAGTTTTATAAAACTTTGAACTCCAAAAGAACCTAACCATTTATTATCGTTAAAAAAATTGCTGTTAAAAGATAATTTGTTTTTAACTTCATTATTATTATTCAAATTTTGTACTAGATACATCGTTTTATCGTATAACAATTTATCTTGATCAAAATGCCACATAGATTTTACATTCATGCCATTATGTATTAATTTTTCAAAACAAAGACGTCTATGAATAAAAACGCTATCGTGAATAATAACCGCATATTTGAAAAATTTATATTTATGAAAATAATAATATGGTAATAATTCTCCTCTTCCAACAAATTCAGATTGAATCACTTGAACATTCTTATAAGGAAAAAAGGCACGTAAAAAAAAACGATTGCTGTTGTCATCAATTATAATAATTTTTTTATGAGGATATCGTGTTCGAATACAAATAACAGCTGTATTCCAATACTGATTTGTTTTCATAGAATTTACATGCCTTGTGATAATAAACCCGTAATCAGGTACATTATCTACCTCATCTGGTATCCTGTTATCAGGTATAGATATTTCATTCATATATTATAATTAAATATTATTTAATTGTAATAAAATTTAATTGTAGATTCAATTATCAAAAATCAACTTTTATTTTGATGTTCTAAATATAAGAAGGTATCTCATCTATGTCTATTATTTCTTTTATATCCTCTTTTTTATAAAGAAACGCTTTAAATTCTGGTCTATCTAATTGTACTTGTGGAGTATGATGATGAACAAAACGCGCAATCATTTTGTACAATTTGAAATCTGGATATCTCTCATCCCCATTATTTTTATATAAAATATTTACATTATTATCGTCTGTGCACCATTCACAAATTAATTTTGCTATCGGATTTTTTTTAATAACCGAATTTAATTCAGTCATATCTTCAATCAGATAATCAAATATAGAACACGCCAATCTAGACAAATCAAAACTATAATTTGGTTCTAATCTAGGTTTATTCTCATTAAAATAAGGTTCGATATTGTATTGCCCTGCAGCATCTCCACCCATTTTAAAACTGTCGCTGCAAATAAGTTGTTTATTACATCTATAAATGGCTCTTCCAAAATCAATAATTTTATACAATCTTCCAAAAGTAGGAACTTTATAACATTTAGAATTATATTTATAGTATATGTATTTTTTATTTGTTACATTATACATTACATTATTTGTATGCAAATCATTATGAGTAAGAGCAAACACTTTCTGATAAGTAATTAATATCATTATAATTTGCATAAAAGCCGAATACCATTCTTCGTTAGACAAATCATTTTCCATAATTAAATTGTCAAGTGTATCGTGACAGTGTTCCATGCAAATAACCTGAACCGGGAATTCGGGAATCGTTGCAAAAATTTCCTCTGACTCTTCAGAGGTTTGAGAGTCATCTATAGATTTATTCGAATCATTCGAATCGTCCGAGTGGTTTGAAACTGTATCTAATTCATCGCATTCACAATCTTGACATGAATCATTTTTAGAACAAATGTATGTATCACAGCATTCGCATTTTTCATGATTCATAGAAATAGTATGCGAACTTCTAGAAGAGCAAGTAGACGTAGATTTAAGAGTAATATTTGACATGTTTGGCATTTCCGTTATCTCTGTCATATCTATCATTTCGGATTCATCACAATCATTTGAATCGTTGAAAATATGTTCAAATTGTGTATTGTCAAAGGGTTCCACCGAATCCATCGATTTCACCAAACTTTGAATTTTGATTGTCTTTAGTTTGTGGGTGTTATTATTTAAAATGTAGTCGTAATTTTCTACTTTAAATAACACATTTTTATTTTTGTTGAAAAAATCCGACTCAGATAAGTATTCTAAATCATCATAAATATTCATTCTATAGTCATTTTTGATGGAGAGAAAAGATCCGTAAAAATCCAGGCCGTGAATAAATCGATGTTCGTGAAGTAATTTACTAGTTAGATATACAAAAAAAGAATCTATATAAGCAGAATTATTTACATCTAGCATTTTAGGATTTATTTTATCTTCATTTTCCAATTGTGGTAAATTCAATACATTCTTATCATTCATGTATTTTCCTATTAAAAATTTGCAAGGGTCAAGTAGAGGAGCATATTTAAAGAATACTGGAACCGTTTTCGTTTTTTTTGTGTTTGTATTTGTTATATCACAAGTAAATAAAGATTTTGTATCGTCTATATTGTTTTTAATTTCCGAAAGATACCAAACATGGTTTAAATTAATATTGTTGTAATTAGTACTGTTTAATGAAAAAATGGTTTTATAAAATGGATTATAATTCTGAGTTTTAGAAAGAAAGAGAGAATTTGGGTTTTCTAAACTTTCAAAAAGTTCAGAATTTTTTCTTTTTTGATAATGAATCATTATTAGCTAATTATATAAATTAAATTCATTTTTAACTCATTTTATTGATTTATTGTTATTGAGTTATTGATTTGCGTTTTATACAAAATAATACTCTTATAAAAGATATATATATGACGTTGGAACTAAAAAAATTTGACATGAAAAATATTAGTTTTAAACCGAATGAAACAAAAGGTCCTGTAGTAGTTCTTATTGGCCGAAGAGACACCGGAAAAAGTTTTTTAGTTAGAGATTTGTTATACTATCATCAAGAAATTCCCATAGGAACGGTCATATCTGGAACAGAAGAAGGTAACGGTTTTTATGGAAAAATGGTTCCTAAACTCTTTATTCATAATGAATACAATACAGCTATTATAGAAAATATATTAAAAAGACAAAAAACAGTATTGAAACAAATCAAAAAGGAAATGGAGACATACAAAAGAAGTAATATTGACCCGCGCGCATTTGTTATTTTAGATGATTGTTTGTATGATAATACTTGGACGAGAGATAAAATGATGCGTTTATTATTTATGAATGGAAGACATTGGAAAATTATGTTGATTATTACCATGCAGTATCCGCTTGGTGTTCCTCCCACACTCAGAACCAATATCGATTATGTTTTTATTTTGAGAGAACCGTATATTGCCAATAGAAAGCGAATTTATGAAAATTATGCAGGTATGTTTCCAACCTTTGAATCTTTTTGTCAAGTCATGGACCAATGCACGGAAAACTATGAATGCTTAGTTGTGAATAACAATTCAAAATCGAATAAACTACAAGAACAGGTATTTTGGTATAAAGCAGACAATCACAACGATTTTAAACTAGGCTCAAAAGAATTTTGGGAATTATCGAAAGATTACAATTCGGACGAGGGAGAAGAAAGATACGACCCGGGTTCTGTTAAAAAACGCGGTCAAGGGCAAAAAATTAGTGTAAGAAAAACTACTAAATGGTAACTACAATTTACAAATTAAATGAATGTAGGAATATAATTAATATTTATTAAATTGCATATTATGTAACATTTAATATTTATGTAAAAAATATTATAATACGAATATGTATATGCCGTATTTTAAAAATGAAAATACAAATTTACTATTTATACACATACCAAAAACAGGAGGGTGTTCATTAGAAAAGTATTTTGCTAATATGTTTAATATTACGTTAAATAATACTGCGTTGTATAATTGGCTTCCGTATGATATTAAACTAAAAAATAATATAAATGTACAAACGTCTTTACAACATTTAACATATCAAGATATTATGAAGTATAAATCTTTTTTTAATATAGATTTATGTAATCTTAAAATGATTACGATTGTTAGAAATCCGTATAATAAAATTCTTAGTGATTTATTTTTTTTAACAAAAATAAATATTTATTCTACCAAAGAAGACGTTTTCAGTAAAATACAAATGTATTTAACTAAAACTAATAGTGGTATTAATAATATTGATAATATTGATAATCATAATACTCCCCAATATTTGTTTTTAATAGATGAAAATAATGAGTTGATTCATAATATACATATTTTACGCACAGAAACATTAAATGATGATATGCATCGTTTAGGATATGAAGATTTTGATATTAAAATTAACAAAAATCCGAACAAAATAAATTACGATGATTATTTGAATGAAGATTCAATCAATTTAATAAATAAATATTATGACGAGGACTTTAAACTATTTAATTATACCAAAAAATAAAATATAATCAATATATATAATGCAATTTTTAGCAAAATATTTCGGACCTTTAGATAAAAGCAACTGTGCTTATTTTTTCTTTTTTTCGATATTTGGATTTTTGGTCATGTTCTTATGTTTCGTTTTATTAATCATTAATGTTGTTCAAAACTATAAAAAAATAATGTCAAAGGATGGAATCACGATTTTTATTCAAACGCTCGTTAGTTTTATACATGTCTTTATTTCTGCCTTTTTACTCTATTTCTCAAATCGTTTATTAAATACGATGTGTAGAAAAATCCTTTAATTCCGAATGATAAAATACAAATTTATATAATCTTATCATTTTATTCATTCTTATCCTTTCTTGTTGCAAAAGGACCACTCACCAATTCACTTCTTCCGTGGTCTGTTTTTCCTACAACAATATTATCTCCTTCAAACAACTCTTTACGAATATCCGCAGCAGAAATATTTTCATTCTCAACAAGTTTCATTTCTTGTGTATTTAGATTGTTAATTCCAACTAAATTACCTTTGTCATCTATGGTTTGCGTCAATACATTTCCAGATCTTTCTGCATTTTGAACGTTTTCTTGAATTGCCTTTTGTTTTGATTCTTTAATACGTTCTTCAAAAGCATTTTTCGCAGTAACCTCATTATTCTTCTTTTCGTGCATTAATTTATTGAGTTCATCCTCCAAATATTCTACACGTCCTGTTTTATATGCTTCAGGGTCCCACGGCATCCATAAACCGACTGGACCCACAAAAACATCATGGTTAGGGTCCATTTCTCTCAACATTTTACTTCGTAATTCTGCTTCTTCCATAGTTGGGTAAACACCGCGAATTTTAAGTCCTCTGGTAGATGTCTGAAAATTTTGACGTATGCCAAATAGCTTTTCTAATTCCTCCTCATTATTATCCAAAAATGTTTTGTATTCGTCTTCCATATTATTTTTAGTTAACGCCTCCTTTTCTTCTTTCACAAAATCCTTAAAATCAGTTGTCAAATCTTCAAAAGTAAGCTTATATTTGAAGGATACAAAATTTAGAAATTGAACAAATTTTTCCATCGATTTATTGAAATCCCATCTCTTTAGGAATTCTTCGAAGAAAAAAATTTCTTTTTGTTTTAGAATTTTTTCAGGAGAAACAAAAGAAACACATACGAATTTTTGTCCAGCTATCGGTTTATCTTCTTCCAACAAATCGGCATAAACAGTTTTCGTCAGATTAACTTTGGATTCTAATTCTTTTTTAGAAGTATTCATAATAAATAGATTTAGGTGATTATATTTAAGTTTTAATTTATAATATATATTTCTTTTTTTTTTCTTTTTATTTATTATAATGCACGGATTAATAAACGTTGGTGAATTAGTTAAGAGAATCATTAAATACCTTGTCGAAGGTTTAATGGTCGCTATTGCTGCCTACGCTATCCCAAAACGGTCCCTTAATGTGGAAGAGATTATTTTGATTGCTTTAACTGCTGCTGCCACCTTTAGTATTTTGGATACATACATCCCCAGTATGGGTGTTACCGCACGTTCTGGAGCAGGATTTGGTATTGGGGCGAACCTTGTGAAATTCCCTGGGGGATTTTAAGGTAAATTTCCATTAAATTATTTTAAAATATTAAATATTTTAAAATATTAAATGTCTATTAAATATTATTTAATACATTGTTTAGAACACGAAGAACGTATGAATCATATTAATAAATTAATAAATAATTTTAACCAACCAATCGAAATATTTCATGGTCTATACACAAAGCATGTATCTCTTGACAATCAGTTAGAATACATAAACGCATTCAATAAAGACATTTCTTTTGACAAAAGATATAATTTCAACTTTTATTTATCTGGTCAAATAGGTTGTTATTTGTCACATTTATCTATTATTGAAAAAATTATGAAACAAAAATATAACGATTCAGAATATTCAGTTATTTTTGAAGATGACGTTAAGTACGAAGAAAACTTACATAACAAAATAATAGAAATTACAGAGAGTTTAAAAACAATAAATCACGATTTTGATATAATTTTTTTAGGTAATAAATGTTCAAACAAAGGAAACCACATTATAGATAATATATTTTATATGAATACAGAAAAGAATTGTTTTGGAACACATGCGTTGTTGATAAATAACAGAAATATTGAAAAAATATATAATGTAGTCTGTAATATTAAGCATGAAATTGATAATCATTACAGATTATCTGCAAAAGAAAACGAGTTGATATGTTTTACTATATTTCCTAAAATTTGTAAAATATCCGGGAAACTTAACAGTAATATTAAGACATAAATATTCAAATGTTTGAAAATGTTTTATAGAGTAGAAATAAATTCCCAATCCAATTCTTTACATATTTTTTTCCAAATCGCGTCTTGCTCTACACGTTTGTCTCTGTCTTTTAACATAGGAAAATGCTCCAAATATTGTGTTTCACCTAATAATTCACACAGCTTATAAGCAGTATAATAATAATTCAAAAAATTGACTCTATCGTTTGGACAAAATTTAGAATAAGGCGCTTGTAATTCCACAAAAAGATTACATAACGTGTCTTCCAACTCCGGAGACATGATAGGCGGTTTAATTCCCATTTTGTCTTTGATAAACGGGATATGTTCATAGTATTTATTGTATCCTAATTTTTTCAATATTTCCTTTGTTTTGTTATTTGTAATATGACTAATATCGATTCTCTCTTTTTTAATTTGGGTTTTGATATTTTCAATCACATCCGGATGAATTTGAGTTGTTTCTTTTCCTTGAAATTGTGCCAATATCTCTTTAAAATGATTTATTCTTTTGTATGCATAAAAACATACTTCTTTAGGAGGTTCTTTGTAAGAAGGTTTATCATTTTCGATTAAATATTGAATATTTCTGTAACAGTGATTGCATATCATTATACCTTCATCCTCTAATGGAATTAATTCACCTTTATTACAGTATTTACACACATCGGTGTCTTGCACAAATGAATTAATATCCAACAAATTATCATCAATACTGGTAAGATATTTTTGAAGAATATTATTGTCTTCTAATGTAGAATTATCAATCGATTCTGTATTTTCCATCTTAAAAAATTCACTAATCATTTTATTTTTACTAGCTGTAGAAACAGATGCGACATTTCCACCGATTGAAGAAATATTTTTTTTGTTTTCAAAATAATCAAAAATATATTTAGAATTGTTTAGAAAATATTCCTTTTTCCTATTTTTGATATTTTTTATTTCTTGATTTAGTTCTTGTAATTTATCATTTATATCTAGGCGCTTTTCTATGTTACTAGTAGAATCTTCTAAACATTCTTCTAATTCCTTTTTTAATTTGTTTCTCTCTTCTTTCAAATAGGGAATTTGATTAATTATATTTTTATTCATATCATTCAGTATTTCATTATGCTTATTGTCTATTGTAATAGAATATTTTTTGTTTACTTTAATCACTTTACTTACCTTGGATTTAAAAGAAGACATGTGTATATTATTACCTTTTATTTAACTAATAATAATTCCATATTATTTTTACATTATTTTAATGGAATATAGTGAAATAAGTATATGAAAAGAACGAAAACAAGTTAAAGACAAATAATAGTTTTCTTTTTTTATAGAAAATATGAATATGGATCTGAATATTCATTTAGATAAAAACATTAAAATAGAGAATCATGTTTTGCAAAAAATGATTTTATTATACAACGCTTTAGAAGAAGGATGGGCTGTAAAAAAACAGAATGATTCATACGTTTTTACCAAAAAGCATGAGAACAAAAAAGAAGTAGTGCATGAAGATTTTTTGTATCGGTTTATGAAGACAAATCTAGATTATGAAAAAGTATTCACTCAAATCGATTGAATGATTTTTTTTATTTAATTTATAATAATTATAAATTAAATCCTAAAATTTTTTTCTTTAGCAATAATATAAATATGGGTGGTGGACTAATGCAACTCGTCGCTTACGGCGCTCAAGATGTTTATCTTACTGGTAATCCTCAAATTACTTTCTGGAAAGTAACCTATCGCAGATACACAAACTTTGCTATTGAATCTATTGAACAAACTTTTAACGGTCAAGCCGATTTTGGACGAAGAGTCCAATGTACCATTAGCCGAAACGGAGATTTGGCTTACAGAACCTATCTCCAAGTGACACTTCCTGAAATTAACCAGCTTATGGGTATTGTGTCGAATGTTGCTGGTGAAGGTCACGGCGTGTATGCTCGTTGGTTAGATTATCCTGGTGAGCAATTGATTGCCCAAGTTGAGGTGGAAATCGGAGGTCAACGAATTGACCGTCACTACGGTGACTGGATGCACATCTGGAATCAACTTACCATGACTGCCGAGCAAGAACGCGCTTACTTTAAAATGATTGGTAACACTACTCAACTCACTTTTATTATCGACCCTTCTTTCGCTGAAGTTGACGGACCTTGTGACACTCTTGCCCCTAGACAAGTTTGTGCTCCTCGTCGTGCTCTTCCTGAAACAACCCTTTACATTCCTCTTCAATTTTGGTTTTGCACCAACCCCGGTCTTGCCCTTCCTTTGATTGCTCTTCAATACCATGAGGTCAAGATTAACCTTGATATCCGACCTATTGATGAAGTGTTGTGGGCTGTCACTACTTTGAACTGCAACACCGATAGTTACAGCGGGTCGATGGGTCAAATGCCTGTTGGACGCCCCGTTCCTGCCGTGATTGCTTACAATCAATCTCTTGTGGCCGCTTCTTTGTACGTTGACTACATTTTCTTGGACACGGACGAGCGCCGAAGAATGGCACAAAACCCTCACGAGTACTTGATTACCCAACTTCAATTCACCGGCGATGAGTCTGTTGGTTCTTCTTCCAACAAAATCAAGTTGAACTTTAACCACCCTGTGAAGGAGTTAATCTGGGTTGTTCAACCTGACCAAAACGTTGATTATTGTTCTTCTCTTGTGTGTGATGCTCTTTTGTACAAGGTGTTGGGTGCTCAACCATTCAACTACACCGATGCTATTGATGCTCTTCCTAACGCTATCCATGCTTTCGGTGGTCCTAGTGAGCTTGCCCGTGACAGTCGTTCATACATCGATGCTCGTGGTTTATTCCAAGATGCTGGTGCATTAGATGCTTATATCCCTGATGGATACACCGGATACTGGAACGGACCTGAGAATCCTTACAACGAAGCTAATTTGGGTGGTGTTCAAGCTGGTATGGATGCGCGAACCTTCCGTGATGGTGGACGCAAAAACAGTAGTAGAGCTGATAACAACGGAAACATTTACAATCCTCACGTTGATAACTCCACCGTTTCTGATGCCGGAACGTTCGTTCTTTGCGAGACCTCTTTGTTCTTACACTGTTGGGGACACAACCCTGTGGTCACCGCTAAGTTGCAATTAAACGGCCAAGATCGTTTCTCTGAGCGTGAAGGTTCTTACTTCTCTTGGGTTCAACCTTATCAAGCCCACACCAGGTGCCCTGATGAAGGTATCAACGTCTACTCTTTCGCGTTGAGACCTGAAGAGCACCAACCTTCTGGAACTTGCAACTTCTCCAGAATTGATAACGCCACTCTACAACTTGTTCTTTCTAACGCTACCGTTGAAGGAACCAAGACTGCTAAGGTGCGCGTTTATGCTACCAATTATAACGTGCTACGTATCATGAGCGGGATAAAATCTGATTGTATATTGTCACACATACACGTCTGTCCCAAACAGTTGGCCGCCATATTAGATATTTGCTTACTAATATGGATAAACGGTGTAAAGCAGATATGCGAATTTAAACAATTCGCGTTATATAACCAGCTAGTCTCTTTCTGACTATTTAGTCGGGAGGAGGCAACATTTCTAAATTGCAGGAACATCCTAAGAGCCTTTTCTACTACTTCATTATGCGAAAGCATTCTGAATACCCGGGGTAATGACCTAGGGCATAGTGACAACGAAAAGGATTGGACAATCTGCAGCCAAGCTCCTAAATGCGTTAAAGCAAGCATATGGAGAAGGTTCAGAGACTATAATGGAATGGGTCTGAGAAAGCTAGCAACTTTCTATGATGACTTAAGGAATAGTCCAACTTATTAGTGAAAACTAGTAAATGAATAAGCATTTAGGGGGCGGCCTCGCTTATTCCAATTAAACACCATATATCGTGTCATGTTATATTTTTCAAATTTAATATTATCAATTTTATAATATTAAAAAACAACTTAAAGATAAACGTGTATTATAATCATACTATAATAATGGAAATTGAAGAAGACAATAGACAACAGTTGGTTCGTTTCAAACAAAATCCACCGCATCCATCCTATATTGGAGGTTTTATAGATGGCGATGGTTGTATTTTTATTAGAAAAATAACGGATGGTTACCAATCAGGAATTACAATAACACAATGTAGAACAAATATATTACACATTATTCGTTATCATTTTGGTGGTAGTATAACATCCTCTGCTAATAGAAACAATAAAATAGAAAATATAATGGATAAAGAAAATGAGTATATTTATAAATACAATAAAAGAAATCAATATAATTTAATAATAAGAAGCAACGAGTATCAAATATTATTAGAATATATTAGAGATTTTATTATTATAAAAACAGAACAAATAGAAAGCTTGTATGAAATGAATAAAATTATTAATTTACCTAATAAAATAACAGAAAAGGAAGAATTATATAAAAGATGCATGGAAAATAATATTAAAACTAGTATGAATGTTGAAAATTGTAATAAAATCAATATCGAATATATTTCAGGATTATTTGACGCAGAAGGTTGTCTATTTATTAGGCGAGATTTAAAAAATTGTGAAATTAGTATTTCACAAAAAAATCATCCGCACATTTTACAAGAAATACAAAAATTTTTAGGATTTGGAAAAGTTTATAAGTATAGATGTGAAATATTTAAAAAAAATGATTGTTTAACATTTATTCGAATGGTAAAGCCGTTTATTATTGTTAAATATAATCAATTAGAAGCATTAGAAAAGTTTTTAAATACTCAAGATACCAATATAAGAGAAGAAATGTATAAAATTTGTAATGAAGAAAAACATAATATTGAACATTTTACTGACTTAAACAAAAATGACATCGGAAAAGACGGATATTTAGAAACTATGCGATTAAAAAAATTAAAAGATAAAATATGTCACGAAATAAAAATAAAACAAGTGTATAAAGAAAAATCTGAAAACATGAAAGGAGAGAAAAATCACAATTATGGCAAAAAAAAATCTGAAGAAACCAAGAAAAAAATGTCTAATTCTATTAGAGATGTTAAAAATGGCGTATCTGATGAAATAATTATTCATGTTAGAGAAATGCTTAAAAACGGTAATAAAAATGTTGAAATACAAAAGGCGTTAAATTTACCTAGACATACCATAACAAGAATTAAAAACGGAGACATGGTTTGTAGAACTGAAGAAAAACAAGAGAAAACACCTATGACAAACGAAGAAATCGGTATATTAAAAAGAAAAATTCATATAGACGAAATATTAATTGTGATTGATAAAGTTATATTAGGAGATAAACCATCACACATATTAAAATTATTAACGGAAAGACGAAAACAAAAAAATATAGAAAATGAAATTACTATAGATATAGTGAAAAACATTAAACGAACGTTAAATCAACACAAATTGCCTTTTTATGAATGGGAAGTATCCAACGAAACATATAATCATTATATAAACATTATCGAAAAAAACATTATCGAAAATAAAGCATAAACAATTTATATTATCTATTATTAATGGATAATATACAGAAAAAAGAATACATTCAAAAAAAGGCAGAAAGACGTGAAAAAAAAAGAACAGACAAAAGAAAAGCAACCGCTACAGAAGTTCTTTTTATTTTTGAAAAAGTATTAGAAGGATGGAAAACCATTCGTATTTACAACACGATTGTTCAAGAAAATCCCAGCACTAATATTGATAAAAAATGGGTAGAAAAAATATCTACAGGAAATTGTAAAGTATATGAAAATGAATTGTCTTCTCAATTATATCAATCCTATTTAGAACTTCGGCAAAAAGTATATCAATTTCATTCCAAAGAATAGAAAGATAAAAAAATAAAGAATATATATTAGGAATATGGAGAGAAAAGTGATTGGTGAAGGAACGTATGGTTGTGTATTAAAACCAAGTGTAACATGTGCAACACCGCCTGAATCGAATTTTAGTTATGATGATTACGTTAGCAAAGTAATGCTTAACACAGAAGCAGATAAAGAATTGGCAGAATTTATGATTATTAAAAAATACGACTCTTCGAATGAATATCATTTAGGAACTCCTATTAAATGTAAACCAAAACTAAACACTAAATCAAGAAATGAAATAAGCAAGTGTCGTTCTTTTGACTTAC